CCTCCTGTTCAAGTCCTACGACCAAGGGCGCGAGAAGTGGCAGGCCAACACCGTCGACGGGGTGTGGTTCGACGAAGAGCCCCCGCAGGACGTCTACTCCGAAGGGATCACCCGAACCACGGCCACCAGCGGCTCGACCTTCTGCACCTTCACGCCTCTGCTCGGCATGTCCGAAGTCGTGCGGCGCTTCCTCAACGAGAAGGACGCCCACCGCGCGGTCGTCACCATGACGATCCACGACGCCGACCATATCAGCCCCGAAGAGCGCGAGCGCATTGTCGCCCGCTATCCCGAGCACGAGCGCGAAGCCCGCGCCATGGGTGTGCCGATCCTCGGCTCCGGCCGCATCTTCCCGATCGCCGAGAGCCGCATCCTCATTCCGCCGTTCAACATTCCGTCGCACTGGCCCGTGATCGGCGGGCTCGACTTCGGATGGGATCACCCCACGGCCGCCGCCAAGCTCGCATGGGATCGCGACAACGACGTGGTATATCTCGTGCGCGAGCACCGGCTGTCGAAAGCAACCCCCAAGCAGCACGTCGCGACCATCGGCGACAAGCGCTCGTGGGGCGATATCGTGTGGGCCTGGCCGCATGACGGCATGATCGCCGACAAGGGCTCGGGCGAGCAGCTTGCCAAGCAATACAAGTCCGCAGGGCTCAACATGCTCGGCGAACACGCGCAGTTCCCCAACGGCTCGAACTCCGTCGAAGCCGGGGTGCTCGACATGCTGGAGCGCATGAACGACGGGCGGTGGAAAGTATTCGAGGGCGTCTGTCCTTTGTGGCTCGAAGAGTTCCGCCTGTATCACCGCGAAGACGGCAAGATCGTGAAGGAGTTCGACGATCTGATCTCGGCTTCCCGTTACGCCCTCATGATGCTACGACACGCCAGGATCGCCCGAGCAACCCGCAACCCGTTCGGCTTCGACGAGCGTGGCGGGCCGGGCCGGCAAGCGGCCGGCACGGGCGAAGTGAACTGGTAGGGGGCAGCATATGAGTTTTCTTCCCAAAGCAGCAGGAGACCTCTCGGTCTAGACGGATTCGAGGGGCGCTGGTAAACGTGCCACCTCTCGAAAGAGAACTTGCGCAAGAAAGGAACCACCATGGCCGACAAGAAACTGGCCCCGATCGCCGATCAGGGCCGCCAGGCATCGGAACTCGGGCTGTCGCACGCCGACTGCCCCTACGCCGATGGCGACAACCGCGACGCTTGGATCGAAGCGTTCGACGACGCTGAAGCCGCCAAGGCTCTCGAAGCCGAAGCAGCCTCGCCGGCGGCCGAGTAACGGCCGTGTCCGGTCTGTTCTCCAAGCCGAAGGTGCCCGAGCCGCCGCCCGTGCCGACCGTCGACGACGCGCAGGCAAGGGTGAACGCGATGGACCGGACGCTTCGTCGCGGGCGCGCCACTACGGTGCTCACCAGCGACACCGGGCTCCCGAACCTCGGGACTACGAAAACGCCCTCCGCCACGGCGGGGTGACGTTGACGGCCGGTGCGGGTGTATCTCCGTGCCGAAGCACCGGCCGTTTTTGACTTTCAGGGGGTGGGCGTGGAACCGAACAGCAAAGCAAGCGAGATCATCAAGCAGGCCGACAAGGCCCGTTCGGATCGCGCCAACTTCAACAATCAGTTCGAGCAGATCGCCCGCTACGTCCTGCCGCGCATGGGTGACTTCAACACCAAGCGCAAGAAGGGTGCCCGCCGCGACGAGTTCATTTACGATTCGACCGCTCCGCTCGCCCTGCCGAGCTTCGCGGCCGCGATCGAAAGCCTCGTGATCCCGCGCACGCAGAAGTATCACGGCTACAAACCCTCCAATCCCGCGCTGCTCAACAACCTGAAGGTCATGGCCTGGCTGGAGCAGCTTCGCGATCTCACCTTCCGGCTGCGCTATTCGGCGCGCTCGAACTTCGCCTCGCAGGCCAGCGAAGTGTTTCTGTCTCTCGGGGCGTTCGGCACCGGCGCGCTCCTGATCGAAGACGGCATGTCGCGCGGCATCCTCTATCGCTCGATCCCGCTCTCGCAGCTTTGGCTCGTCGAGGACGCATGGGGCTTCATCGTCGGCTTCTACTGGCGCTACGAACTCACCGTGCGCCAGGCGATCGGCAAGTGGGGCGACGCGCTGCCCGAGAGCATCACCAAGTATCGCGACACGGAGCCGGAGAAGACCTTCGAGTTCCTGTTCCATGTCTGCGAAAACGAGGATCGCAAGCCCGGCAACGTCGGCTACGAGGGCATGAAGTATCGGGCCTACGACGTCGTGATCGAGGGCAAGCAGATGCTCCGCGAGAGCGGCTACCGCACCTTCCCCCTGGCCGTCTCGCGCTACACCGTCGCGCCCGGCGAAGTCTACGGCCGCAGCCCCGCGTGGGATGCTCTGGCGGATATCAAGACACTCAACGAAATGGCGAAGACGAGCCTGCGCTACGGGCAGCTTGTCACCGATCCGCCGTGGCTCACGGCCGACGTCGACGCCATGTCGCCCTTCTCCATGCGCGCCGGGGCGATCAACGCCGGCTACATGAACGAACGCGGCGAGGTGCTGGCGAAGAGCGCCGCGCCGCAGGGCGATCCGCGCTTCAGCCTCGAATTGCAGGATCAGCGCCGCCAGGCGATCAACCGCAGCTTCCTCGTGACGCTGTTCCAGATTCTCGTCGAGACGCCCGAGATGACGGCGACCGAAGCCATGCTGCGGGCGCAGGAGAAAGGCGCGCTGCTGGCTCCGACGATGGGCCGCCAGCAGTCTGAGTTCCTTGGCACGATCGTCACCCGCGAACTCGATATCATGTCGACCAGCGGTGTGATCGAAGACGCGCTCGGCCCCATGCCCGAAGAGCTTGCCGACGCCGGCGGCGCGCTGGAGATCCAATACGACAGCCCGCTCACCCGCGCGCAGCGCGCCGAAGAAGGCGTAGGCGTGTTGCGCACGCTGGAGACGGTGGGCACCATCGCGCAATACGACCCCGGCGTGCTGAAGGAGATCAACTACTACCGCGGCCTCAAGATCGTGGCCGACGCGAACGGAGCGCCGCTGTCGCTGTTCAACACGCCCGAAGAGAAGGAAGCTATCGCGGCCGCCGAGCAGCAGGCACAGGATTTGCAGCTTGCGCTTCAGGCCGCCCCCGTCATCGCCGACACCGCCAAGAGCGCGGCGCAGGCGCAGCAGGCGTCCACGGCCGCGCCGTTCTAGGGCCGAAGCAACGGAGAACCGACATGGTAGCATTGATTTCAGGGGGCCAGATCGTCGGCCGCAAAGAGCGCGACAAGCTCAACGAGCGGCACGAGCAGTTCCTTCGCGGCGACGTCACGAGCTTCGTCTGCGTCGTGGTCAAGGACGACGGCACGACCGAAGTGGATTTCGATCTCGTCGACGCGCAGGACGTCGCGGTCCACAACAAGATGGGGGGCGGGCTGCTTCAGGCGATCGACCACCTGCGCCACTTGGCCGTCGAGAAGCGCATGGCCGCCGACATTCTCCGGGGCGTCGCGCCGGGCCTGCCGGGCGGCAAGCCGTTGAACTGACGTGTCGTCGCGCTATCGCCGCAAGCAGATCGCGATCCGCCGGCTCCTGCTCGATCAGCGGGGCCAGTTGAACCGCGATGCTCGCGTGCTGGCCGTGGAGTTGAAGAAGCTCTGCGGCGGCAACCTGACGCAATATGACCGCAATGGTGCGGTCGACCCGATCGCTACGGCCGCCGCCGCGCAGCGACGGGAGGTGTGGGATCACTTCGTTCGGCTCCTGCACCTCGAACCCTATGAGGCGGCAAACCTACGTGAAGAGGAACAGTAAATGGGAACGGAGATACACCCGGCACCGGCCGAGTTTTCGGCGGAACAACTTTCGACCGATCCGATTCTGCGCTACTTCCACTATGCGCATCTTCCGCCTGCACTTCAGGCGCGGTCCAAGCCTTTCTGCGATATGGCGCGCCAGATCGTCGAGACGACGCCGCGAAACGCCGAGCGCACGGTCGCTCTGCGCAAGCTGCTCGAAGCCAAGGACGCGGGCGTTCGCGCTCACGTCGAGTAAACGAAGGGAACAGTAAATGAGCGGGAATGCAGGGTCCGCAGCACTTGCGGGGAACCCTGGCGGGGGCGGTGCTCCAGCCGGGGATCAGGGCGGTCAGGGCGGAGGCACACCGTCCGGGGATCAGGGCGGCGCGGCCGCTGGCGGTGGCGAAAAGCCGTGGTTCGAGACGGCGGGGATCGACCCGAAATACGCGCCGGCCATCGCGGCGAAGGGGTGGACCAACCCCAACGACATTCTGGAGAGCTACACCAACGTCGAGAAGCTGGTGAGCTTGGAGCGCGGCGGCGACGTCGACCGCATCCTCGTGCGGCCGAAGGCCGACGCGACGCCGGAAGAGATCGCCGCGTTCCGCGCCAAGGCGGGCTTCGCGGCTCCGGCCGATATCGCCGAATACGGCTTCACGCCGGAGAGCGTGCAGACGACCGCCACCGATCTGTTCACGGCCGCAGGCCTGCCGGTCGAAATGTCGCAGGCATTCGCCGCAGAGATGACCCCCGTGGTCGAAGCTGCCGCCGGCTGGATGAAGGAAGCCGGCGTGCCGAAGGACGTCGCGGCTGGCCTCGTGCAGCAGGTGCTCGGCCGGGAAGTCGCCGCCCTGAAGGAGTTCCACACGAAGTCCGATCAGGAATACACGGCGCTTAAGCAGGAACTCGGCGACAAGTTCGCCGACTTCGAGGAAGCCGGTCGTCGCGCCTTTCGCGCCTCCGGGCTCGACAAGGGCGTGCTCGACAAGATCGAGCTTGCGATCGGCACCAAGGCCATGCTCGGCATGTTCGGCAAGTTCGGCCAGGCGATGACCGAAGCGTCGGCTCCGCAGCCCGGCAAGCAGGGCGGATCGTCGCAGTTCACGCAGACGGCCGATCAGGCGAAGCAGCGGATCGACACGCTCTCGCGCGACAGCGATTTCCAAGCAAAGCTGCTGTCGCCGAACCCCGAAGTGCGCAAGGCCGCGAACGCCGAATGGGAAGGGCTGTTCAAGACCGCGTATCCCTCTTGACGTAAAGCTGGCAAATCAGCTATCCAGCCGTCGAGGGGGCTCAAATCCCTCGACGGCTGGCCCGGCGAGCACCGGATAACTGGCATGGCAACAAGGGAAACTAGCCATGTCATTTCAGGTTCCGACGCACTTCGTTCAGGCTTACAGCACCAACGTCGAAATGCTGCTCCAGCAGCGCGGCGGCAAGCTGCTGCCTACCGTCATGCAGGGCTCCTACACCGGCAAGGGTGCCAAGGCCGTCGAGCAGATCGGCGCGGTCAAGCCGGTCAAGAACCTCGGCCGTCACTCCGACACGCCGCTGATCTCGACCCCGGCCGACGCGCGTTGGGTCTTCCCCAACGACTACGAATGGGCTGATCTGATCGACGATCAGGATCGCCTGCGTATGCTGATCGACCCGCAGTCGGGCTACGTGCAGAACGGCGTCAACGCCGTGCGCCGCGCGCAGGACGACGAAATCCTTCAGGCATTCTTCGCTTCGTCGGCCACCGGCGAAAACGGCACCACCTCGACCGCCTTCCCGGCCGGTCAGCAGGTGGGCGTCAACGTCGGCGGCGCGAACTCCAACATGAACGTCGCCAAGCTCCGCGCCGCGAAGAAGCTCTTCATGAGCGCCGGCGTCGACCTCGAATATGAGAAGCTGTTCTGCGCGATCACCTCGAACGATCACGACGGCCTGCTCAACGAAATTCAGGTCACGAACCTCGACTACAACACCCGGCCGACCCTTGTGGAAGGCAAGGTGACGGCGTTCATGGGCTTCAACTTCATCCCGGTCGAGTTCAACGACGCGACCGCGTATGACGCTGCGGCGACCATGGGCGGCTCGACCCGCCTCGTGCCGGCATGGTGCACCACCGCCATGTACCTCGGCATGTGGAACGACGTCACCAGCCGCGTCGACGTGCGCCCCGACAAGCGCTACGCCACGCAGGTCTATGTCAAGTCGACTGTCGGTGCGACCCGTCTTCAGGAGAAGAAGGTCGTGCAGATTTCGACCACCGGCTGATCCGGTTTCGGCTCGACACCTAGACGAAAGGAAACACGGAAATGGCTCTTCTCTATTCGCAGAACCTCGCGGGGCAGGCGTCGCGCCCGATCATCAAGCCGAGCGATCCGGCTTATGGCGGCCGCCTCTTCCGGTTCCGCTCGGTTCTCAACCTCGCCGCCATCGCGACCGGCACTTTCGGCTCCACGCAGGCCGGTATGCCCACGACCGATTGGGCGCAGCTTGCGATCATTCCGGCGGGCTACGTCTTCGACTTCGGCATCATCACCTCGTCGGTGTCGCTCTCGACTGCGGTCGTCGCAATCGGCACGTCGCCAACGCACGCCTCGAACGGTCAGCTTCGCGCCGCCGGCACCTTCACCGCCGTCGACACGCCGACTTTCTTCGGCCTGGCCTCGGCGCAGTCGGCCGCAGCCTATGCGATCGACACGCCGATCTACCTCACTGCGGCGACCGCCGCAGTGCCTTCGTCGGGCACGCTGGTGATCGACCTCTACTGCAACAAGGCGTAACGCCCATGTCCGTCCAATACGATTCCACGCCGCGCGCCGTCCAAGATGGCTCGAACATCGCGACGACGCTCGGCGCGGCGTCGTTGGGCGGCACCATCGGGGTCCGCATCATCGTCGACGATGCGGTCCTCACCTCCAAGGAACAGGCGATCATGGCGCTCGAACAGATCGGCGAACTGATCGTCAAGCAGACGTGGCCCGCAACATGAAGCTGATCCGCACCGTTCTGGCGCTCTGCGCCCTCACCCTGGCCTTTCCGGCCTTGGGGCAGTCGACCTACAACACCCCTTCGGGGGTGCGCGTAAACGGCGTTGTGCCGCTTGCGTGTGACACGTCGGGGGCGAACTGCGCGCCAAGCACCGTCGTGTCGACGGGCGCGGACAACGGGGGTAACGCGGTATCCGGTTCGGTCGTCTACTCGCGCGCGCAGCTCTACAACGGCTCGAATTGGGATCGTCAGCGTGGCGACACCAACGGCCTTGTCGTACAGTCGGCGCTTTCGTCGACGTTCTGGAACTACGCGGCCGCCGCAGGGGGCATCACCAACACAACCGCGGCCGTGACGGTGAAGGCGGCGGCCGGTGCGGGCGTGCGCAACTACGTCTCTTCGATGCAGTGCACCTCCGACGCGCTCGGCGCGGCGACCGAACTGGCGATCCGCGACGGAGCCGCAGGGACGGTGATCTGGCGCGGCAAGATCAACACGGCCGGGTGGATCGACGGGACGGAGATCACCTTCAGCCCGGCGCTGCGCGGGACGGCGAACACGCTCGTTGAGATCGTGACGCTCACCGCTTCGGTGACGGGCTCGGTCTACTGCAACCTCCAAGGCTACACGGGCAGCTAATAGCCCGCGCGAAGGACGCCAGGCTATGAGCAACAAGACGGAAGTCATCAATCGGGCGCTTATCAAGATCGGGGCGAACACCATTGCCTCGCCCGACGAAGCGTCCGAGCAGGCCCGCAAAGCGCTCCTGATCTTCGAGACTGTCGCGCAGAACGAACTCCGCCGTCAGGCGTGGAGCTTCTCGAAGAAGCGCGCCACGCTCGCCCCGCTGGCCGTCGCTACCGGCGGCGACGATTTCGCGAACTCGTTCAATCTGCCCGGCGACTGTCTGCGGCTTATCACCCTCAACGGCAGTTGGGTGTTCACCGCGATCCGCGAGGCGAACAACGTGCTAGATCCCTACTACGCGATCGAAGGGCGCACGCTTCAGGCCAACGACAGCGCGGCCAAGATCGTCTACGTCTCGGACGTCTCCGGCTCCGTGGCTCTATGGGATGCTGCGTTCGTCGAGGCGTTCGCGTGCCGCCTCGCCACCGAGCTTGTGCAGTCGATCGCCAAGAACATGACGCTGAAGCAGTCGCTCAAGCAGGACTACATGGAGGCGCTGAAGGAAGCGAAGCGCACCAATGCGATCGAGCTTCCGCCGCAGACGCTCGCCGACGACAGCTGGGTGCTGGCGCGGCAGTGGTGATCGGGATACGCTACCGCCATGTCACGCAGCGCCCCTATCTGGAACAGCTTCAATGCCGGGGAGCTTTCTCCCCTCATTGACGGCCGCACCGATCAGGAGAAGTATTTCGCAGGCTGCAAGCGGCTGCGCAACTTCATCCCCACGGTGCAAGGCCCGGCCACCCGTCGCGGCGGCACGCGCTATCTCGGCGCGACGAAGGGCAACCTGCGCGCGTGGTTCATGCCGTTCGAGTTCAATCAGGCGCAGAGCTATGTGCTCGAACTCACCGATCTGAAAATGCGGTTTTGGGTGAACCGGGGGCAACTGCTCTCGGCCGGTGTGCCCTACGAGATCACGACGCCATGGAGCGCTGCGAACCTCGTCACCGAAGAAGGCACGCTGTCGCTCCGCTCGGTGCAGAGCGGCGACGTTATGTGGGTTGTGCACAACGAAGGCGCGGTGCGGCCGCAGAAGCTCTCGCGCCTCGGGGCGACCTCGTGGACCCTGGCCGACGTGGATTTCGAGAACGGCCCCTTCGAGGACGTCGATCCCGACAACACGATCACCGTCACGGTCAGCGGAACGACCGGCGTCATCACGCTCACCGCCTCGTCGGCGATCTTCACCGCTGACGATATCGGCACCGCGTTCTACATGGAGCAGAAGGACGCGGCGGGGATCAAGACGTGGCAGGTGCAGACTGACACCGGCGGGGGCGTCTACCGCAAGTATGAGGGGAACTACTACCTCTCGACCGGCACGGGCGGCACCGGCCGCACCGGCGCGAAGCCCCCGGTCCATACCGAAGGGCGGGTGTGGGATGGCCCGGCCGGAACGTCGACCGACACCACGAAGTCGGACGGCGACGGCGTGGAATGGGAATACCGGCACTCCGGCTACGGATGGGTCAAGATCACCGCGATCGGCGG